ACGATTCAGGCTCGACGGTTCTTCGACACCTACTTCAAGAACGCCAAGCAGTTCAACAAGTACAACCGAGACATGTACAACTCGACAGGTCAGGCACAGAAGGCCTTCGAGAAGCTGAACAGGTCTCCAGCAGCACAGTTGCAGAACCTGAAGAACCAGTGGCAGCTGCTTCAGATCCAGATGGGTAAGTTCCTCATCCCACTCTTGACGCAGCTTGCGAAGGGTATCTCGCACGTACTTACCTGGTTCAACAACTTGCCAGCGCCTGTGAAGAAGTCCACAGCTGTCATCGCACTCGTGAGTACCGCACTTCTACTTGTGCTCGGTACGATTACTACCTTCGCAGGTGCTGCTATGATCTTCGTCGGTGCTACACGCATGATGGGGATCGGCGCCGCAACGGCTGCTGGACGCATTTCAGGTCTGACTGCGGGCCTTACGATGCTCGTGGCAGGTATGGCGATGGCACACAAGAGTACCAACGATACTACTCAGGCAGTAGGTGTACTGACCACAGTAGCTGGCGGTGCCGCGGCAGGATCGATCTTCGGTCCCTGGGGTACTGTCGCAGGAGCTGCTGCTGGCGGCGTCTTGGGTCTAGTGGCTGCATTTAAGAAGTCGAGCGACACCATTACAGAGGCCAAGGCGCCTGTAGCTGACTATGGTGCAACACTTGACACATTGACTGGCAAGATCACCAAAGCTACTCGTGCAATGGTATCTCAGTCGTTGCAGACTGCAGGTGCCTTCACTGAGGCCAACAAGCTCAAGATTTCCACCCGCGATGTTGTCAGTGCCGCTATGGGACACAAGGATGCCATCGATCGTGTTACCAACTCGATGCGCAAGCAGGTTGCAGCCAACCCCAGCCTGTTGGCAGCTACACTGAATCTCAGTCAGGCTCTTGGTCTCGTTGGTGACGACTACACGAAGCAGGTAGCCAAGGCCCGTGAAGCCTCAGGTGCAGCACAGACTTGGGCACAGGCTCTGAAGGGTGTACCGAAGAAGGTACAGACCAAGCTCCAGATGGAGAACTACGAACCTTCGAAGAAGCAACTGCGCGAGATCAAGAGGATGACGACACCTGCGGAATACAAGATCGTCCTCAAGGCATTGAACATCGGACCTGTACAGAAGCAACTGAAGAGGACCCAGCAGAACTTCGATGACGTGGTAAATGGCCTCGATCGAGCTGGAGACAAGGGAGGTCACAGCTTCCTCGACGGTATTCAGGCTGCCATTCGTAAGGCACGCATCAACCTTCAGCCTCTCGCTAGTGGCATCCAGACAGGTATGGCTAAGCCCAAGCGTACCGCAGCCGTTGGTGGTGCTCAGGTCGGTAACAACCTCAAGCAAGGCATCATCCAAGGCTTCGCTGGCACAGAAGCGATTCTCTCCGCACAAGCTTCGAGTGCTGTCAATGGTGCAGTCGCTGCAGCGAAACGTGCTGGCGATATTCACTCACCGTCCCGAAAGACCCAGTACATCGGCAAGATGATCATGGAGGGTCTGGTCAAGGGTATTCGCGATGAGATGCCTACACTTGACAAGCTCATGACTGCCGTCGGCAAGGCTCTGACGAAGGACTTCACTAAGCAGATGAAGGCACGTGTTCGACGTCAGACCGCTGGGCCTCTTAAGCAGCTTCAGGATGTCGCTAAGCAGATCCAGGCAGTGCACAAGAAGCTCGAGGATGCGCAGTCGAAGCTCGATGACATCAAGCAGGAGCGTCAGAGCTACGTCGACAATGTCACGTCTAGCATCCAGAGCTTCGGTAGCCTGTCACAGATGTCAAGCACGCAGGACGTCTTCGGCAACGACATTGCGCCTACGCCGAGCAACATCATCGCGTTCTACCAGAAGCAGCTCGGGTTCGTCAAGGGCTACAGCGACAACCTGAAGAAGCTCGTCGCCATGGGCTTCTCGAAGAACGTGTACGACCAAGTGATCCAGATGGGTCCGGAGCTTGGTAGTCAGTACGCAGCAGCACTTATCCAGGCTACACCTGATCAGGTTAGCCAGATCAACAGCCTCTCCGGTTCGATCCAGACGGTCTCGAACCAGATCGGACAGGCTGCTGGCGATGAGATGTACGCTGCAGGCATCGCTGCCGCACAGGGTCTGGTCAATGGCCTCAAGTCGCAGGAGGACGCTCTCGTTGCAGAGGCTACCCACCTTGCGAACCTCATCACTAAGGCTGTCAAGAAGGCTCTGAAGATCAAGTCGCCCTCTAAGGTCGCGCTCGGCATCGGTGATAACTTCGGTTCGTCTCTTGCTACAGCACTTGCTGGACACACGGGCACGGTTCGACAGGCTTCGACACAACTGGCTAAGGCCGCCATCTTTGATCCTTCGGTCAACCAATACATGGCTCGCCCTGTGGTCGGTGCTTCCCCTGGGTCCCCGGTGGGAGGACAAGGAGGCACTGTCAACCACTTCGACCAGAAGTTCGAGATCACTACGCAGGAGATCGATCCTCGCAAGCATGCAGCAGACCTCGGATTCGAGATCGTAGGAAGGTTGGGTAGCTGATGGCTGTTCCCTCCCTCAACGCCGAAGAGTTCCAGTACAGCGATACTGGTCTTGTCTTGAACAACTCTGGAACAGGCATTCCGTTCTTCGACGTCACAGGCATCACAGGACTAGACAACGCACCTGCTAGGACTGTAACTCAGGACCATGACGGAATGGATGGTGGCTATGTCGACTCTGGCTTCGAGACCATCCGTACAGTCATCTTGGATGGAACGTTGTACGCAAGTGCTACTGCGATGGAGACCTACCTCGACTCGTTGAAGGCGAACTATGCTCCGTCTGCAGTGAACAAGCCCTTGTACTTCGGTACCGATGCTGGCGTTCGAATGGTGAACGGTAAGGCTCAGGGACTGAAGTACAACAAGGATCAGTTGCGGCGTCTTGGAGCAGCAACTGCGCAGATTCAGGTGATGTGCGAAGACCCTCGCATCTACACACCTGCAAGCGTATCCGGAACCGTGTCGCTTGTTTCGGGTGCGATCGCAGGCCGAGGGTACAACAAGAGCTACTCGTTCGGATACGGTGCAGCTGTCACACAAGGAAGTCTTGCACTCGCTATCGGAGGTAACCGAGACACGCCTGGTATCCTACGGATCGATGGTGCTGTCGTCAATCCGACCATCATCAATGACACCACTGGAGACCAGTTCGTGTTCAACCTGAGTCTGGCTGCGGGCGAGTACGTTACAATCAATCTCGCTAACAAGGCAGTACTGAAGAACGGTACGCAGTCAGTCAGAAACTCGATGTCGATCACTGGCAGTTGGTTCTTGATGCAACCTGGAACCAACTTCTTCAGGCTCCTTGGTACACAGTCACCACCTACACCTGTAGCACAACTCACTGCTACAGCAAACTCTGCATGGAGATGAGCAATGGCAGTTATTAACCCTCCGGGGTATCTACACAACCTGGCAACGCACACCGCTCAGGTGGATCGTATCGCTGCTATCGCTTCGGGCATCATGCCCGACGGTGCAGGATTGACCTTCCGTCCAGGGGTGCGTGGCATTGGCGATCTTAAGGTTGCTGCTCAGGGATCACCCAACATGACTGTGGCAGTAGCTGCTGGTCTGGCTCTTGTGAAGGGTTCCCTGAATGCCTTCCAAGGCCTGTACTCGGTTCCGAACGACGGATCGACGAACGTCACGATCAGTGCGTCCAACCCTACGTTGCCTCGGAACGACCTGATCATTGTACGTGTTCAGGACTCGTTCTACTCAGGTGCTACGAACACAGCAACGATCGAAGTCGTGACTGGTACAGCAGCAGCGTCGCCTTCCGACCCTGCGCTCCCTGCCAACAGCTTGCTACTCGCACGTGTTCGGGTACTTGCCAATGCGACGTCGATCGTAAACGGTCAGATCGACGACCTGCGACAGTGGACTGCAGGTGTCGGAGGTGTGATTCCTTGTTTGTCGACAGCGCGACCCAACATCGCCGAAGCGACAATGATCTACGAGATCGATACTGATCGGCTTCGTGTGTCCGATGGTACGGGCTGGAACTACGTCGCAGGTACTGCACCTGAGGTCATTGCTCGTCAGACAGCTGCGCAGTCGATCCCGAACAACACGTTCACCAGTGTGACGTTCGATACCGAGGATGAGGACACCGACGGCATCTTCACTGCTGGAGGTAGTGCATTTACCATCAACACTCCAGGCCTCTATCTCATCAAGGCACAAGTGTCGTTTGTTGGTTCGACTGGTGGAGCCTATCGTGCAGTACAGCTGACCAAGAACGGTACTGCTATTCCTTCGTCTGCGACCTATATGGCCAACAACCAAGGTACAGCAGTCATCATCAGTGTACCTATCACTTTTGTTGTTCGGCTCGTAGCAACAGATGTCATTCGAGTGCAAGCTCAGCACGTTGCAGGCGTCGCGATTAATACCAACACTGCGCTCGACGCACTCTCTCACATGCACATCGTTCGTCTGGCGGCCTAATGGCGACTTACCGTTACTACACAGCAGATATACTCACTGGTACAGTGCTAGCTGAGTTGCCTCTGTTTGGAGTGACGATGGATCGTAAGCTGAGTGCAGCAGGTAACATCAGCGGTTCGATGAAGTTGGGTAGTGGGCAGCACAACGATGACGATCTCATTACTGGTTCCGAACCTCAGCGGTCTGCTGTGTATTGCGAGCGAGACGGTACACTCATCTGGGGTGGGATCTTGTGGTCAAGGTCCTACGACTCTACCAATAAGACATGCGCCTTGACAGGACAAACGTTCGAGTCCTACTTTGATCACGTAGCCATTCAGAACGATTTCATTCAGGATGGTGGAATCGATCAGCTTGAGATTTTCCGCAACTTGATCAACGTCCTACAGGGTCAAGCTGGATCGAACATTGGCCTTGACGTGAGTGGCATGTCTATCGTGTCAGGCGTGCCTCGCACAATCCTGATCCCTGGCTACGAGTACCATCTTGCCAATGAGGTCGTTAGTCAGCTCGTTGGTGTTGAGGATGGATTCGACTACACTATCGATGTCGTGCCTTCAGGTACCGTCGATCAGCCTAACAAGCTTGTCCGTGTAGGATATCCTACCATCAGCGACCCAGATGCGTCAGCCGCTGTAGAGTACGACTATCCCGGTAACATCACCAGCTACACATGGCCCGAGACTGGTGGAGGTACACGCTTCGCTGTACTTGGTGCAGGTGCAGGATCGTCCATGTTTAGGGCAGAGTCTGTTGCTTCCGACCTGATCGCAGCTGGGTTTCCTTCATGGTGGGTTGTCAAGGCGTTCAAGAATCTAGTCACCGATGATCAGGTGACAGCCAAGGCAGCAGCTGTACGAGACCTGTACAAGACTCCTACGACTGTGCCCGAGTTTACATTGAAGCCTGATCGAGAGCCTGAGTTCGAGGCCTGGTCAGCGCTAGGCAGTAACTTCAACGTACATATCGAGGATGCTCGTTTCCCCAATGGGAAAGACGTCAGTAGTCGTATGACTGGCTGGTCACTGACACCTGAGAGCTCTAACAGTACAGAAGTCTTGAAGTTCACGATCGAGGGGACCGACGATGCCTGAGTACAACGAAAGCTCACCTGATCTAGTTCAGGAGATCGCTGAACTGCGTAGGCGTCTTGAGGCGCTTGAGAAGGGCAACCCTTTCGAGAACGCAACCATTGGCTCTGGAGGTATCACCGTCGAAGGTGGCGACATCGTCATCGAGTCGGGCGGTTCACTACGAGCAGAGTACGCCAACGGAGTTGTTGGACTTGAGTTCGGACCCATCAGAGACCCTTCCTGGTCACCTATCTACGATCAGGGTCTTGTGCTTTACAACACTCTGGGCCTGCTTGCTATCGCCATTGCCAAGCAACAGAGTTCGAACAACTTTGACGTATCGACGTCCACCAATGCGATTCAGAACCTCGATCTCTATGCGAGCAGCATCTTCATAGAGGCTCTTGGTGGTGCAGGTCTAGCACTCGGCGGAGATGTTCTGACTAACATCTTCGGCGCTGAGATCCTGCTCAACGCTCCCGGTGGTGACGTTCGCATTCCTAACTTCCAGACGACGGGTAGTGCAGCAAACGTCTTCATGACAGCAGCAGGAATCATTCAGCGCGTCACGTCGTCCCTGAGGTACAAGACCAATGTTGAAGACGCGGAGATCGACCCTAAGGACGTACTGAAGCTTCGTCCACGTACTTGGCAAGACAAGGACGAGTACCAGGTGATGGACGACGAGGCTCCTCGCTACGTCGGATTCATCGCTGAGGAGCTGGACGCAGCAGGCCTGGGACTCTTTGTAGAGTACGACTTGCAGGGTCGTCCAGATGCTATCCAATACGACAGGCTTGTAGCAGCTCTGATTGAGGTGGTGAAAGATCAAGAGAAGCGCATCAAGACACTTGAAGCTCTGGTCCCTCCAGGCAAGAGCAAGTAATGTACCCGTTCTTTCCGATCGCACTCTTCGTGGTCCTAGAGGCAGCTCCTGTCAGTAGCGATCCGACAGCGATTCTGATACTGAACTACGGAGTACTAGGGATCTCATTCACCCTACTGATCTTCGGCAAGTTGCACACTGACTCGGAAGTGAAGAACTTGAAGGAAACTATTACTTCGCAAGCGCGTTACATTGCAGCAAGAGATATCCTGATCGAAGGCTTTCTCAAGACCGTGTCTACTACGACCTTGCCAGCTCTGGAACGAACTACGCAAGCCGTACTGACAGGGCCCCCAGTACAGCAAACAAGTCCTGACCTCGAAAGACTGCTTCGGGAACTTAACGACGTAGCCATCGAACTGAAGACTCATGCGGAAGGAGAGGGTCGTCAATGATGGTCATGGATCCCAGGCCTGTTGACGATCAGTTGATCGAAGGATTCGCCATCCTCGATCGTCTTGGGGAGCTATCGTCAGAACTACTCAAGGCAGCAACTACCAGTATTAAAGAGCAGGAGGATGACGATGAGTGAGCCAGGACTCACTAACATCGACGAAGGTGAGAGCTTACCGTCGAAAGTGGACAAGCTGATCGCAGCAGTAGGCTTGTTCCAAACGTTCCTATCTACCACTCAGCGCAACGCACAGCGTACGCGTATTCTATCGTACGTTGTAGGTGCTATCGCAATCGCCTCCCTGATCATCGGTGGCGTTGCTTGGCACGCTCAGAGCGAAGTCCAGCATGGACAAGTTCAGAACTGCAGGAACTCTAATGCTACCCGAGAGGGTCAGCGGCTGCTCTGGCAGACGTTCATTGGCCTCCTTGTGCAGAACGGAGACGCGCATACCAAGGCCAACGGTGCAGCCTTCGTAGCCTGGACCAACCTGGTGTTCCAAGAGCACGACTGTTCAAACCTGTCGAAGCAATACCCGCTGCCACCGGTACCGAGTATCGACACATCGGAATGAGGTGAAACATGGCTAAGCGATGGAGCAGACGAGTGGGACATGTGCCCCATGGCATCAGCTATGCAGTAGAGAACGGGAACTGGTTCACTAGGTTCCTGAAGAAGATCGGCATCAGATGGGTGGACAAGGATGTGCACATCACGAAGGACGGCATGCGTGTCTGTGGCCATTGGGGTCTGATTGCCAAGAATGGCTTCGTGCTTCCTAGGTGGTTCAGGAAGAAGTACGGGAAGCGTCCTCGCCTCAAGGACGTTGTCTGGGCTGACCTTCAACGCCTACGTACGGCAAGGATCTCGTTCCACGGAATCCGTACCTACAGGTTCGTCACACTCAAGGACGCAATGGCTGTCTGTGCCGAGATCGGTATGGGCATCATGGTCGAGCAGAAGGGTGACGTAGGCTGGGGCAAGCCTGAGACGTGGGATGCCGTCGATCAGGATCGTATCAGTGTTGGCCTTCCTAAGGGGAAGATGGTCGCAGCAACACTCCCTGGCATGGCTCGGGCAGGCATCATGCTTGAGGCAACACATGCAGCAGGAGTTCCCAACATGGTCATTCGTGCACAAGACGGTGTGCCACGTAGCTGGGAGCCCTTCATGACTTGGTATAGAGGGAAAATAGTCTGGAAGGAGAATCGCTAATGGCAACATGTCAGAATGGGTGGCCGGTGCTGCAACCGGATTCGCCCTATCTTCACAAGTGGATCATCCCAGCCAAGAACGGGCAGACCCACTTCATCAACCGAAGAGGTTCAGCAGGCTTCTTGCTTGCGTTCCTTGCACTCTGGTTCTCGGAGGTGATCGAGGACCTGACTGGCAAGGTCTGGGACGAGTGGGGCTACGCTCTCCGACCCATTCGAGGCCAGACGACAGGGTACTCGAACCACGCTGGAGGTACTGCCGACGACTTCAACGCCGCAGAGCATCCACTTGGTAGGGTCTCGACCTACAAGCAATGGCAGTACGACAAGATCCATCGGTTCCTTCGTCGTCGCCTGAAGGGTGCGATTCGCTGGGGTGCTGACTACAACGGACGCAAGGATGAGATGCACTTCGAGATCGTTCAAGACCTTGCGTACTGCGAGAAGCTTGCGCGTTGGCTGATGAAGTGGACCCGACGTGGTCGGCGACTCATCAAGGCGAACCCTTCGCAGAAGGCAGTCATCCTGTCGTGAACTGCTTCTCGGACAAGGACACACCACTACTGGAGGTAGCACAATGGCAAGCAACAAGTGGGGCAAGCGATACTGGGGAGACCTCGGCGAACGTGTCGGGTCAACCTTCCTGGGAGCTCTGCTCGGAACCATCACCCTGACCAGCTCGACCCCTGTCGACTGGGGTGACCAGAAGGCCATCTGGGCGACTCTGGGAGTTCCGACCGCAGTGTCTCTGATCAAGGGTCTGCTCAGGAACATGGCGACTGACGAAGACGCTCCGCCGTCTGCCTCTCTCGCCGGGGTGAGCTCTGACACCTAGACCCACCTAAGCTGCTAGCCGTCCCTGCCCTGTATGTGGGGTCCCTCCAGGGGCGGCTAGCTTTATGCCTACAGGTCTTTCCAGCACTTGATCAAGTCTGTCCTACGGTTCTTGTTGACCAGATGGAAAACCAGGTGTCTCATGGCATCCATCGCATGCTTCTGTCCAGGATACCATAGGCCCATCTTCTTGAGCTTCTGATCCGTCACGAAAGGCTTCGCGGCCCCCGCTGTCTGAAAGACCACAGGAACGTCACGCTCTTGTCCGAAGAGTTTGGTTACGCCAATATACTCTTTGGACATCAGGTTCAGGTTGTCACGATGCCTGTAGTTCCGATACTCGAAGCTCTCACACACGACGACCGTATCGTGGATGTGCTGCAGTTCGAGGAACTCGTAGAGGTCAAGGTGGTGCTCCTCAGGACCGATCTGACCACAAGCCCACTCCTCGTCTGCATAGAGGTACTGTTTGCCTGCAGTACTTATGTAAGACGACGTCTGAGCTGAGTAAGTCGCCCAGCCAGTAGTGCCTCCTGGGTCAAGAGCGATGACTCTAAAGTTTGGGTCAGACATGTTGCGGCCTTCTCTCCCTGTGGTCTGTGTGTCGGCAAGGACGGGGTTGCCTGCTATTGTGTGATCGATTAGACTTGAGTTAGACAAACCAACGCCGAGATATGTTGCTCAACGGGTGGTTGTTTGTCTAAGCCTATGTCTCTGAGGTCTAAGCTATGGTCTACAAGCCATCAGCTCTCGTTGAGTTGTGCTCGTAGGGACGAGGCTTCTGCCTCCAGCTCTTGCAGACGTGATTCGATCTGCGCCAGACGCTTACGCTTCGAGGACGTTCGCTTCTTGATGACCTCGATGCCCTTCTCGTCGTACGGGTTGTTCTTAGCTTCCTTTGACCTGAACCTCACTTGGTCAGTCGCAGGATCGATCTGACGACCGAGTACCTTCTCGATGGTCAACCAGTGCGTAAGCACCCAACCCCTGTCAGTTGTCTTCGTGTAGTGGTAGCCATTCTTCGCTACACGAGTCGCACCGACTTCTGCGGTCGATCCTCTAGCCATTACACCTCACCCCAGTTCTTTCCGATCTTGACGTCTACCTTGAATGGGACATAGTCCCCGATTAGCTCCTCGGCCGATTCCACCATGCGACGATCCAACAGAGCGGAAACGTCGCTAGCCATGTCGTGAGGACAATCCACCAGGATCGAGTCATGAACAATGTTCCTGACATAAGCCCCGCTCCCGCGCAGATCCCTGCGGACGCGAACCATTGCTCGAAGACAAATGTCCGAACTGGTCGACTGCGGGAGGAATGCCATCGCCTCATTCTTGATTGCCTTCCAGTTGTCATCCGTGATCAGATGGAACCGACGATGACGTCCGAACGGTGTGATGAGGTCTTCCCCTCGCCACACTCTAGCCTGGACGTCCTTCTGCCAAGCAACGATTGATGGGATCGTTTCGAAGAACCTGTTCTTGACTGCACGTGCTTCCTCGACAGGGTACTTGTACTCCGATGCAATGCTGTACTCCGTTCGTCCGTATCCAAGGCCATACACGAAGGCCTTCACACGAATACGGATCTCCTTCCACTCTTCTTCCGTAATGCTTCCCCCGAGGACAAGCTCCTTCGTCTGACCAGGGTAGAGCTGAGGCGTCAGCTCGTCGAAGAAGTCTCGTTCGGGATGCATGAAAAGGTCACGGAAGTATTCATCTCCGGCGAGCCAGGTAAGTACTCGAAGTTCAGCCTGAGCGAAGTCAGCCTGTACAAAGACGTTCTCAGGCTGAGCAGGTACGAAAAGTCCTCGGATGGCAGACTCTCGAGGAACGTTCTGGAGATTGGGATTGCGACATGCAAGTCTTCCTGTAGTGGTCCCATGGATACGGAATGTTGGATAGACTCGACCGCGATACATACGCTTCGCTGTTCCCTTAACGTATGTTCCAAACATCTTCTGCTCGCGTCGATGGATGAGCAGTGTCTCGCAGAACTGGTAGAGCGGCCCGTCGTCTTGCTTTCGTGCCGTAAGAAGGTCTTGAACCTTATGAAGTGTCTCTTCATTGGTAGAATCCACTCTGCACCCGAGATGCGCTAGCGCCGCCTTGACTTGCTGGGGCGATCTGGGGTTGATGGGGTTGTAGTTCGTCTTGACAAGGATCTGATCAATCTCCTCTTCGATTCGCCCGAGCGACTCTTTGTACTTCTCAGTAAGCGTTGCGATGTACGATCTGTCCACCGCAATACCGTTGAGCTCCACGAACATGAGTTCGTTGGATGCCTCCACCAGAAAGTCATGGAGTGCTCGGAGGTTCGATGCATCCAGTCGTCTGCTGAACAGTCGGTACAACGAATATGTACTAGATGCGTCGTACGCGTTGTACCGATATAGGATGTCACGAGGAATGACCCCATAACCGTCACCGGGTCCGACATATTTCTTGATCTCCTCGTCGTATTGTGGAGCGCCGAGATACTCCACTGCCATCTGCTTCAGTCCGTGGATACCTGGTCGTTCGTCGAGGCAGTAGTGGGCGAGCATGGTGTCGAAGTAGAGCTCGAGGGTACCAAGGACAGGATTAAGTCCTGCAAGATCGAACTTCCCATTCTGGGCAATGAGTCGGCTAGCTCTGAAGGCGTCAGCCATAGCGTCTCGAACGTCATCGTCTTGACACGCACGTTCACCAATAACCAGCGCTCGCCCCTCTTCCCAGGCGAGGCCAACACAGAGGAGACCGTATCGATTAGGATGGTCGTGGCTGGTGTCCTTTTCAATGTCGACCTCAATATCGACAACAAGGTCTCCCGTTCGCTGTTCCAAGAACCTGAGGCGCTCGATGGCATCCACAGGATCGTCAACGACTTCGTACTGCGGCTCACTCCAATCGACATGGTCTATGACCACCTTTCCAATGTCCGCGACAAGAGACGGAAACATATCCGACTGACGAAGGCACGCGGCTGGATGAACCGTTGGTATGATCCTGACACCTGCCAGCTCTGGATACGGGGAGGTTCTCCCGGGACCCACTCGGAGCTTAGTAACGCCCTCAACTCCAAGAAGACCGAACGCCGCCGAGTTTCCCAACGCCACAACAGTTGAGGCACCTCGAACGGTGAGCTCGCTAAGTAGGCGACCTCGACAAGCTGTAATGGCAGCCTTTGTCGGAGTCGACCCATCTGCAGGCCTACAGAGTGTGGCATTGGTTAGGAACACCTCTTCTCGTTCGATCCCGTACTGCTTGCTGACCGTGTTGAGGAGCTTACCGCTTGGGCCAATAAACGGTTTGCCCTCTCGAGCCTCTTGGACACCAGGTGCTTCGCCGACGAATGCAATGTCTGCATGTTCTGGCCCATCGCTCGGAACGAACTTGCCGCCAACGCGGAGCGGACACTCATCACACTTAGCTCCGAGCGACTGGGCGTGTTCTTTGTCATAGGTCATTCCTCCACCCATTCCTCGAGCTCTCGAACGTTCCTACCGATCATCTCGGCCTGACTGAAGTCGATGAACCTACGATTGAAATAGTTGTCCGGTCGAAGCAGTCCCGACGAGCCATCCAACGGCATGCCGTACCAGGCTGCTGTGTAGGGCATCGACGTGTCGACGCTTCGTACGAGTGAACGAACAGACGGAGCAAGGTCTCGCAGCTCGATCGGGTAGTGAGTCGATGCACCGAGAAAATGGATGTCCTTGAGATGAGCTCCGTACGATGCGTACAGGGTCTTGACGATCGTAGCACGAGCCCAAGGATCGCCAAGTGTCTTGATGGCGTGCCGAGGGATAGCAATCGTCTCGATCTCATCTCTGTCATGAGCCCACGCAGCACTGTGAATGAAGTCATCCATCATCTGACCCTGTGCGACGAACATCAGACGTTGATCAGGAGAGGCCCAATGCATGAGGAAGTCCTCTGCCTCTTCCATCGTCTGGCGAGCATCTCCGATGGTGTCAGGAATGACAAGCTCGTCAGGCCTGATCATACGTGAGAGGTCGAACAGCTCATCGTTCCTAACCTGCTGTCCTTCAGCGGCACCGTTGTCGAGGATGACGAACTTGTCCAGAGACTTCGCGTAGCGCTCATACGTTGCAAGATAGTAGGCATCGTTGCAGAGCTGTGGCAGCATGAGCTGGTACTGCAGAGTTGCCGTATCCTCCAGAAGAGGAATGGGAGGGATGAGAGCCAGCTTCACTTCTTGACGCCCTTCTCCTTGTTGTCGACCTTGCGAACCCTACGTGCCTGCTTGGGTGTCAGGTCCTTCTTGCCCGACTGCTTCTTGTAGCTCGCGATGCGCTTATCGTTCTTCACTTCTGCCACCCCACGTCCTTGGTTCCCTTGAACGCCTCGACACCGATCGTCAGGTTGTCCTGCTCGTCCGGAGTCAGCTTCTCGTTCAGCAACTGGTCGAGGTGGTTCTGGAGGATCATCAGCTTGACTGACTGGTAGCGACAGTAGTTGGCTGTGTCGGCGAGCTCCTCCAACATCATCCGAATGACGTCGTTGCCGAGGTACGTAGCGACACCGTACTTCTCTTCTCCGACGTCGTGACGCAACTGACAGAGCATGTCGAACTGCTCACTGAAGGCAGTGACCATCGCTGCCAGCTCTTCAGCCTCCGTTGCCATTACGCTGTGCCCTCTCTGCGCGCTGTTCGGCGAAGCGCTTGTTGTTCTCCGCACGCTTCATCTGATAGGTCTTGCCCAGGTCGATCTGAAGGAGCCCTGCCAGGTTCAACAGGTAGATGAAGACGTCTGTCAGCTCCATCGCCATGTCGTAGCGAACGGCAGGAGTCCTAATGTCCAAGCTCCCCCGTTCGACCTTCTTCACGATGTTGCAGAACTCTCCGACCTCGCCAGCCATCGCGAGCGCGTGGTGAGGGATGCTGTAGACTACGGCACTGTCGCCGAAGTACTTCTCGCTGTCCTCCACGCACTGCTTGGCCAACTCCTCCAGGGTCTTTACTTCTCTCGTTGACATTATTGTATCACAGATCCTCTCGGAATGTCAAGATGTCTATTTAAGTTTCCGCAAAGATAGGTCACTTGCCGATGATCGACATGAACTCTGCCTTCGCCGTGCGGCTGTGATCCGCGAACACCCCCCTCATGGTGCTCGTCGTCGTCTTGGTACCCGGCGTCTGGACACCGCGAATGGTCATGCACATGTGCTCTGCCTCCATCACGACACCGACACCCAGAGGGCTCAGTCTCGCCTCCAGGTCGTCAGCAATGTCGTGTGTCAACTTCTCTTGCACCTGAAGAGCTTTCGAGTGGTACCGAACCGTTCGTGCCAGCTTGCTCAGTCCGACCATCTTGTGGATGGGAATGTAGGCAATGTGTGCGACACCGATGAATGGAACGATGTGATGGTTGCAGAGACTGACGAACGGAATGTCCTGCATCACGATCATGTCCTCCATGCCGTCTGCATCGAACGTCGTGAACTCGAAGTCTTCCGGAGTGGTCATCTCCTTAAGCATCCTGGCAAACCTCTTCGGCGTGTTGGCTCCATGAGGCGAGTCAGCATTCAGTCCTGTGGTCTGTTCAAGCAATACCTGCGCGGCTTCCTCGGCGGAAAGCTCAGCCATCAATGGACGAAGCTGACCCTTCACTCGGTCGATTGCGTCCTTGATGTCCGCATTGATGTTAGGCGTCTGTGCCATTACCGTCCTCTTTCGTTCGCGGGCCAGATGTAGTTGTGCAGTTGAACGTTGAGCTTCCAGGGCAACATGTTCTGCATTACCCAAGCTGCGAGCTGTGCGTCAGTAACGTCACCGTTCCAGACCTTGCCGTAGTACCAATGGATGGCACGACGGGTCTTCTCTGGCAACATAGACCACAGGGACGCAGCTGTGTCAAAGTCCTCCTCGTCCTTGCAGACGAACTTGACTGAGTGAAACAGAATCGACTCGTCCAGCTGCTTGATGTTCTGATAGCGAACTTCGTTGTACGGGTCTTCTCCTGAGCCCGGAAGCTTCCAGTCCATGATCATGGAGATGTTGTCCACAGCCCACTCTGGATACAAGAAGGTCCCGTTGGTGAAGGCTTCGATGCCGTAGCCCTTACCTTGAAGCATATCCGTCAGCTGTTCCAGGTTGGCATTGTTCTGAAGGAATGGTTCTCCACCAGTGAACGTAACCATCTGGGCACCAGCAAGCTTGGCTGTACGGTCGACCTGGTCAACGATCTCGGCTGGAGACAGGACCATCCATTCCTTACGGAAGGCTGGATCGATCGCATGCTGAGTGTCGCATGGCCAGCCAGGGCAACGAAGGTTGCAACCTCCGAACCTCAGGAAGACGGTCGTCTCTCCGACGCGAGGTCCTTCACCTTGCACGCTGGCATAGATCTCCGAGACCCTCACTGGAGTCCTCCAGCCAAGGCGAGCTCTGCGAAGAACTGTTGTGCATTCGAGCTCCAACCGCCTGAAGGAGTCCAGCTGTGCAGCTCATCAAACAGGTCGCGCATCTCCTGAGCTGTGCCCTGAAGAGTTACAGTCGCTTCGTTCTGGATCTTGGTTCTCATCCGTCCAACCAATCTAGTACATGTTGTGCTACGTCTTCGACAGCAACGCGAACGTCACCTGCGAAGTGTGGAATGTTCGGAGGGTCGATGTGCGTGATTGCGTCTGGCACATCTTCCGGTTCACACTCAAGCGAGACGACTAGAATCGCCTTCACTTGTCGACCTCCTTGGTCGGAGAGAACTGGAAGCGAGCCATGTTGACTGACGTCTCCCAGACAGTCACATCGATGCTATAGATGTTCCTAGGCATTGCAGTGATCAGGTCGTTCGCGACCATCTCCTCATACATGTCGTGAGCGATCCACTTGGCGAGGTTCTCCGTCGTCGGGTCTCCCATTGTCGCTTGCAGACCAGGCAAGTACTGCTTCGAACCTTCATCGACATTGACTCGCTCACCTGGTTCGAAGTCATCGACATCGAACATGTAGATGGGTCGAGCATATGGGTCAGCCACGTTGAGGAGCAGACGGTGGTCGTACGTCTCATCGAGATGTCCGCGGAACACCTTCTTCAGGGCTCCGTACTCGATCCCTCCGAGGATGCCCTTGTCGTTCAGTCTGCCCTGAAGCTCCATCGTGACCCACATCGAGTGGCCATGGATCTGTTCGCACTTGCCAGGGAGCTCGAACAGTCTATGTGCGACCTCGATGTTGTGCTTGACCGCAATGGTCGTCATTGACATCAGACAGTCTCCCTCTTGAGTGCCTCGCGCCAGAACTGGTCGTCCTCGTACGGAGTCGGGTCAGCGTTGCCGGTCGATGCGATGGCCTCCAGACGCTCGACACACGTACCGCACTTGCCGCAGTGGATGTCTCCACCCTTGTAGCAGCTCCAGGTACGAGCGATGTCGACGTTGAGGTCGAAGGCACGCTGAGCGATCCAGTTCTTGTCCTTGTCGATGAAGGGTGTGTCGATGAAGAAGCCTGGCCTGATGAAACCCTCGTTGCCCAGGTTGATGGCTACATCAGTAGCGCCGATGAACGCTGGACGACAGTCGGGATAGATGAAGTGGTCACCCGCGTGAACGCCTGTGCAGACCTTCTCGGCACCGATCGACACGGCGTAGCCTGCTGCGATGGACAGCATGATCATGTTGCGATTGGGAACGACCGTCTGCTTCATCGACTCTTCCCCGTAGTGTCCTTCGGGGACATCGGTGTCGGTGACGAGCGAGCTACCTGACTCGGCGAACAGCTCCGTGAAGTCGAGGTCGACGATCTGCAAGTCGTTCCCGGAGAAGCCTGCCTGGTATGCAGCGAACTGCAACTCCTTCTTGTGGCGCTGTCCGTAGTCGAAGCTGATCGGGTACGCATCCCAACCCTGAGCGATGACGTGATGCAAGAGGGTCGTGCTGTCGAGCCCTCCGGACAGAACTACTACTGCCTTACTGTCTGACATTGTTTCTCCTATACCTTCGCTAGTGCTGGAATGACTGTTGGAAACAAAACCTCTGCCTTGCCGTTCTTCTGTCGAATGATCAAGTTGCGCTGCTCAAGTGTTTCGAACAGCTGTGTTGCATCTCTGGCGCTGAGGTGATATGCCTGCATAAGATACGATCGAGTCACGCCAGGTCTACGCTTGATGGCTCCGAGGATGTTGTCCAGCTGACGTTCAGCCTGACCCTTACCAACGTTAGCCATTACTTCCTTGACGAACATTCGCCAGTTCTCTCCGTACACAGCTGCACGAATGATGTCCTCCACCTCGACGATGATCGTCTCGTTGCGTTGTCTAGTCGCAGCCAAAAGAACGGCAGCCTTCAGGATGGACTTGGCTAGACGATCAAACGTCGGAGTCATGATGTCAGCACGATCAGAACGAATACCTGAGTCAAGCATCTGCTGTTCCAGTTGGTTGTATCGGAACCAAGCGTCTGGTGTCAGCTTCGCATTGACCTTGACCTTCTCGTCGATCGTGATCTTGGTACCCTTGACAGTCATCTGGATCGTACGGTTGTAGAAGCTGTACATCTCTTCTAGTTCCGTACGAATGACTTCGCGATTGCTGTCGGTAACGTCTGTAGGAGGACCAAGAGGTCGTACTCTGTTGACGTCTGACTCGGCGGTGATGAAGACGAACCTAGGCATGAAGCCGGAGCTGACCTGTTCGAAGCTGAGAAGGCTGGTGATCTTGTCCTTGATACCACCTGCGAAGATGATCAGGCATGGATCTCGAACCTCGACTGACTCTTTCCGCAACACACGCTTCTGCATCTTGCCGTCGTACAGCTTAGTGAACAGCTCGGGCATGCCTGCGTAGTAGTCCTTCTTGGTGATCATCTCGAGCAGACCGGAGAACTCATCTCGCAGGAACACACTGGGCTTGCCTGCTCTGGTCGACAGCGATGTCAGAAGACCTTCGATCGATCCATCAGTCGCCATGAGGATGTCATCGTTCACTTCCATCGCTAGGTCCATCGCGATGTCCATTGCTGTCGACTTCCTCGTCAGAGTCGTGTCGGCCAGAATCATGAACCAGAGATTCGGCTTGATCGTCCCAAACGAAGTGGGCAACTGGACAGCTCCTGCAAGAAGCGACGATAGTACAGTGAAAGCTCCAGCCTGGTGGTACTGCGGCGCAGCGTCTCCCAATGACTTGGCCCACTCGATGTACCTCTCAATGAACGTGTCTTCGCCTTCGATGATCGCCTTTCTTTCCTCGTCGGAAACAAGTGGCTCATCGAAGAGGTCTTTCAGGACTGCTGCGTCGGTGCTCTGCTGGTGCTTGAGTTCAGCCCTACAGACATCCTTCCACAGTTGAACAAGCGGTGCTCCACGCTTCTCGTACTTATTGCAAGCCGCATTCATCACGATCGACATGACCTGCTGAGCGTTGAAGCCTGCCTCGAACAGAAGCATCTCCAACTTCCATAGAGGCTCAGACCAGGAAGCATCCTCAGGAAGAGGTTCCTGATACAGTCTCCAGATAGTCGGGTTCAGCTTGAGACGTTCCTTCTGCAACAGCTCTTCGCCGTCAATGAACTCAGTCGGCATAGGAACATCGATGTGCTGGAAGCCCTGCACAGTGTCATAGAACTCATCGAAGTCAGTCAGGCTGTACTTGACCTTGTCGATCTCGACGATCTGTACTGTCGGAGTCGTGGCGTACTTGTAGTTGTACGTAAAGGGTAGCCGCAAGAGCTGCGTCAGATCCCAACCACTACGGTCTGCACCGTTGTCTGCATGCCCATAGGCAATGCGCTGACTAATGTTCTCTGCATCGTCTGGGTCGACTTCTTCATCGAACATCCAGAGACCCTGAAAGCGTCCAGGCGAGGACTCAATCAGGATCGACGGCTTCATGAACAGTTCATCGGGCTGACACGTGTCTAGGTCAGACCAGGCGCAAGGAGTGTAGGAGACGTTCTCCTTCTTCCTGCGTCGCGTGTCGAAGAGATGGGGACAAAACCAGACGTTGTGTCCCTGATACACTTTGTTGATCAGGTCCAACGCCTGCGGGATTTCGTTTGGGTACTTGAAGAACTGTTCCCGAAACTTCTTCGGATCTCTGTCGCGAGTTCCGTATGCGATGCAGAAGTAACCAGTCCCGTTGCCGAACAGAAGCTGGAGGAACGTGCTCCTACGCTTATCTGTTTCGGCCGAGATGTCAACTACTTCCACGGTACACCTTTCCAGTCAAAGGGTTTGGAGAGGGCGGCTCCTGCCCTACGGGGGATGAGAAGCAGGAGCCGCCCGGTCTTCAGGTCGTACTACGGGAGAAGCGAACCGCTCCCGCCGCCCGAACCCGATCCGGCGTCCGCCAGAGCCTTGAAGCCCTTGACGTCGTTCTTCCAGATGATCTCCTCCGGGTTCTCCGAACGCTCCATCGCGTACTTGTCCTTGACCTTCGCGATGACTGCGAGCACCTTCTCACCCAGGAAGTCGTCGGCAGGCGGGATCTGACCCGACTCCAGCGCGTCCAGGTGTCCGGTGGCCTTGCAGAGCTGGGCGAGGGAGTAGAGTGCACCCTCGAACAGCATCACGTTGGCCCAGAACTTGCGATCGGCGTACGGGCCCTCCTGAACGTTCAGCGTGACAGCCCAGTAGGGCTTGCCGTTGTGCTTCTCGCTCGTGGAGAACCGGAGGTCGATCTCCGTGATGGCGCACAGGTACTTGCCGGACGGAACGGGGGAGAAGTCCCTCGCCTCCGAACCTGCCTCTTCCTGGCTGAAGTTCACACGGATGGTGCTCGGGTCGAAGTCGACCTGGGGTTCTGCTGACTTGCTCGGCATAACAGTATCTCACTTTCTCGGTGTGTACAGCATCACAGTATTACAGTTTCACTCTTCGCTACCATTGATCATGTCAAAAAGCTTCTGCATCGTCGGATCCTCGATCACCTGCGGTAGCTGACCGGTGCGATCCTTGGCGATGATCGTTTCGGTCTTTGTTGTGAGGAGTAGGCGCTTCTCCAAGTTCTCGCCGTTGTCCTTCACATTCTTGATGTAGTAGTACACTACAATGTCCAGGAAGGCGGCGACCTCGTCTGCCATCTTTCCGGAGAGGGAAGGCTTGGTTGTGACCATGCCAGTACGTTCGTTCTTGTCGTCCTTCTTGAGTGCCGTGAAGATGGTGTTCATCGGAAGGTCACGGAAGGCTCGGACGAAGCGTCGGATCTGTTCGAGGTTCTTGCCCCACTCTCGCATCGAGGGGACGTCGATCTCTCGGTCTGGCTTCTCCTTGATCAAGTCCTCCATGATGTTGTACATGTTGAACTTCTGGATCTCAGTCAGAGAGTCCAGGATCACGGTCGAGTAGCCGGAGTTGCCACGAAGCAGTTCGTCATAGACCTTCTGCATCTCGTCCCAGGTTGTCACGCGAACCTGATCAACACCTGGGTAGCGACGGACGAGAGACTCGGTACCGCCCTCGAAGTCGATGATGAGTGCAGGACTCAGATCGACACACTCGGCAGCAGAGCCTGCCAAGGTCGTCTTGCCGACACCTGAGTCACCGTAGATCAGGATGTTCATGTACCGAGACCGCTGCTGTACCGGAAGGACCTTGAGCCCTCCGAGGGTCTTTGCCGTCAGGACTTCAGTCGTCACTACTCTCCACCTTGCTTGTCGGTACTGAGTTCCTTGACCCAGTAGTGCTTGTCGCGCTTCTCGAACAGAGTGTCCAACATGTACTTGTAGTCGCCCTGTCGGTTCTTCTCCAAGCAGGGTTGACGGAAAGCACAGAAGCCACAGTTGAACCTACCAGCTGATGGGTAGATACGGAGACCAGGATCGATCATGTCGGCCGCCTCATAGAAGAGGTTCCGTTCGATCTCGTAGAGCTCCTCTTCCGTCTTCACGATCTGGTAACGACCGTGGAAACGTTCGCCTTCGTTCTTGAGGTGCTCCAGAATGTCGTCGTAGAAGCCAGCCTCGTACGCTTCGGTGTCGTTCTCCTTCACCGTCTTCAGGTACGTGTCGTAGTCACAGGGCTGCTGCTTGTTCTTGGAGTACGCACAACCAAGACGAATGACCTTGTTCCTAGCTGGAGGCTGTGGGTAGGCCTTCTTCAGCTCGACGTAGACGAAACCTCGGACGTTGATTCCGAGCTTTCGACGGAGAGCCATAACGTATGATCCGATTTGGTCATCAAGCTCGAGGAACTCATCGCGATCCTGCCCCGAGGAGTCACCACGAGCCAGACGTGCTGCAGTCTTCCAGTCGACGATCCAGTACTGTCCATGCTTGTCCTCCGCTAGAAGGTCGATCCGTCCTGCGAGAGCTACGACGAGTCCACGAACGATGAGCATGTGGTAGTACTCGACCTGCTCGCTAGTAGCATTGTCCCAACCACCAATACGCTCGAACCACTCGTCGATCGTCTTCTTACATCGAACGCAGTGACAGAAGAGGTACTCGCCTGTGTCAGGGTTCTGAATCGGAACGATGAACTCAACCTCCACCTTCAAGGGAGTCCAGCCCTGATCGACAACGGGTGCAATGTCGTTGCAGTAGTACTCGATCATGCCCTTGCCGAGCTCGACACGTTCGTTGTACTCTGCCTCGGTCTCTTCCCGAGTGAAGAAGGTCTCGTCGAATGCCTTCAGGTACTTCTTCTTCTGGTCCTCGCACTCGTTGGCGAACACATTGATGGCTGTGTTCTTGACGATCGTACGATCCCACTGCCAGGTGTCTGGGTCGTACAGTGTCTCCATGGCCTTGTGGAAGGCAACACCGAACTCCAACGGCTTAGCCGTCACCTGTGGGTAGTAGAAGTCCTGGAAGACCCAAGACCATCTGCGCCTGCAACCTCGAAACGAGCGACGCTCGGAGGTATGAACCTCGTGCACCAGGCGCTGGTTGATCATGTCGCGCACGAGTTGTCCAACATCATCAGTCACTAACACAGACGTTCCTTTCATTTGGCTTGCTGTGCTATAGGTCTATTATATCTTGCATGAGGTTGCTGAAGCAAGATGGATGAGCGAACTTTCTTGGAGGAAGTTTCGTTAGGCATGGATGTATTCGAGACAGAGCCTGCATGTGACCTTCGACTTGTCACGTGTAGCGATACCGTCTGCTTCGTCCATCTCCGCTACGACGGCACCATACTCGTGCGCTACTATAGGGACGTAGCAGATAGGTCCGCCACGTGTGTAGCCCTCACCCGACACCTCCACCTCGACCCAGGAGTCAAACCCCTCGTCAACCATTACGGATCACTTCCCTCAAGGAAAGCGCGTCCAACACGTCACGAAGACCACAGGCTGTATGCTTCTTGTCAGTGCATTCGCAATGGGCTGCAGCGATGTTTGCCAGGACCAAAGCAGCCTTGCGTGCATCCTCTGGATCGATCTCGTCCATGAGGTGCCTCTCCATTCGTGGGTACCTGTGATTGTGGATGTCGCTGCCCATCAGACAGGCTCGAGAGGGTTGTTGGGTACGTCCTCGGCGTCTGGAAGGAGGTTCACACCTTGACCCACACAGGCACGCATGCGCTGTTCGTCCGACGCCAGAGAGGTTGGCCTGCCACATCCGACACAGACCCACCAACCGTACTTGGCACCTCTGAACCAGCTACTGAAGCGCTTACCCGTTCGGCAGCCACCTGACCCAGAGCTCTCACAGAACATGGTCGGCTTGGCAAAGAGGCCTTCGACCTTCCAAGACCCTTCGACATGTTCAAGATTGTCATGCTGGAGGAAAGAATCGGCGTCAGCGTTGTCCTCGAAGGAAAGAACCACGTACCTAGCCATTCTTCCTCAGTCCCCTATCGACAAGATGACTCAAGAGCCGTTCGCAGAACTTGAGCTGTGCTGTATTGGACAGGAGCTCGACCTGGTTCTTGCCTGGCCTTTGTAGGGTCACGACAAGGTCACTACTGACCTGTTCTCCGATTGTCATGATCATGTCGCCGAGCTCGCCCCATGTAACAGGAGTGTCCCTCTTCAACTGGTCATCCATACTGGATCACTCCATCCACCCTCGTAGCACCGCAGCCCTCTTCGCCGGTCTTGTTGGTGCAGCAGTGTTCGATCTTCGGCTCTTGTGGCTCCTCGATCGGTCCCATCTCGTCGACAGGCACTGCACCGAAGGCACGCATGGTCATCTCGATCGGGTTCAGATTGATCTGCTTCTCGGACTCGACCCAGAAGTGATCGTGCTGCTTCTGGAACTCGATGTACTTGTGCGCCCAGTCGTCAGAGTTCATGACGACTTCCATCGTTGAGAGACCCGCGAACGAGTAGTACAGCCGCTTGGTACGGCCATCCTCATCGTCCTTGACCTCGATCACGATGTAGGCATCGTCCACGTGGAAGCGCTCGACACGATCGAACCCGAACTTGAGACGTGTGCGCTGGTACGGACCGACTGGCTTGAGGAGTTCCAGAACGATGTACCCGTCTTGCTTAGGCCTCTCCATCGGCCTGCTCCTGTCCTGAGTAGATGTAGCACTTCGAGTTGCACATGGTTCCGTGTCGGTGGTAGTGGATGGCAGTTGCTTCTGGGAATCGTGCATCCAATGCTCGCGCCTCGGCCTGCTTCTTGACGACAGCCTCGTCCACGATCCCTGGAAGTACGTAGGCGTTATGCATCCTTCCTGCCTCCTGTGGTCTTGTCAGGCCTGGGGCGGCGTGAGATCCCAGGACCACGACGCTCTGCCTGAATGTCCAGGAGGAAGTTGTCACTAAGCCTCTGAGCTTCAGCAGGATCGTCCAAGAACGGGTCTCGGGACGTCTGCCACTCGACCCACTCTTCGAAACTGACTAGTTCACCACCGCCGATGTCGAACACCTGCCTTGCCATGAAACTGAGGTGTGCTTCGTGTGCGTAGTCGATCTCATTCGTCTGTGTCGTCATTGAACAGCTCCTCTATTCCCTTCATCTCTGCTTCCAGGTCTTTGATAAGTAGTTCGGGGTCAACCTTGTCACCGAGTAGCATCTGCAACCAACGTGCCTTCGTCCTGATCTTGGATGCCTTGCCAAGGTCGACTGTGTGCCGTGCCATCAGGTCGATGACTTCGACGGCTTCCGTTTGACCGATACGGTGCAACCGATCCTCAGCTTGTCCGTTGACTGCTGGCGACCATACGCGATCGATAAAGACCACTGTCGACGCTGCAGTGAGGGTGAGACCGACACCGCCAGCCGCAATGGTCCCAGCAAACACTCGTATCCTCTTGGCCTGGAAGTCTTCGACAGCCTTGGCACGATCCGCATCGTTGATTGCGCCCGTGAGGAGACCGTAGGTGATTCCCTTCTTAGCCAGGCGCTGTGCCAGTAGATCAATGACTGATCTGAACTGACTGAAGATGACGATCTGTTCCTCATTCCTGTCCTCCAAGATGTCCAAGATCGTGTCCAGCTTACTGGATGGGTCTGTCACGTCGTACTGGTAAACCCTCTTCGCGGCGCCAGACATTTCGATCTCGTCGTCTGTCATGCCTGCTTCGAGCCAGCGGTTCCGGAACTCAGCTCGCTGTGCGTTCGACATCGTCTTACTTGGGTAGTTCCACTTCCACTTGAAGACGTGGTTGCCATTCGCATCGAGTCGTGGAATGACGTAGCCACAGGCGAACTGCTGCAAGCGAACGAGTTGCGAGACGGCCGCGTTGGCGATGATGGGATCTTCCCGATCGAGTTCGTCCTTGTGCTGATCGACCCAAGCGATCATTGTCTTACGCATCTGATCGTAGGCACGACGTTGCTTGGGATCGAGATCGACCCACACACGTGTGTAGTACTTGTTAGGCAGATCGGGGAGGACGTCTTCCTTCCGACGTCGGGTGTACCAAGGTTCGATCTCCTTGTGTAGGTTACCGATCGTCTCTTCGTTGGGTCCGACAAACTTCCTATAGCCCAACGGTTCACCTGTGTTGGGGTCGTTCGTGATCTGTTCGACGTAGACGTTGACGAAGTTCCAGAACGAGGTGTAGTAGTTGGGCCAGAGCCAGTGAAGGATCGCCCACAGATCTTGAGGTGCGTTGTCTGCAGGCGTGCCGCTCATGGCGGTCTTGTACTGTGTCTTGAGCTTCCACAGTGCGATCGTTACCTGAGCCTTACGGTTCTTCGCACGATGAATCTCGTCACCGATAACGTGCAGCCAAGGCACCTTCCGAAGCTCAGGCATCCGAGACAGTGCATCCCAGTGCATGATGAAGTACCCACCCTGATTGGGATTGAGTGCCATGCGAATGAACTGGTCTCGCTTCTTGGCATCGATGACTGTCACATCTAGGTCTGTGAGCTCCATGCAGTGGCTGTCCCAGACGGAAATGACGCTCTTGGGGCAGAGGATGAGGGTCTTGGCTCTCGCGTTCAGAGGTCCGTTGAGTACTTGACCTTCTTGTATTGCAGTCGGAGTGATGTTTTGCCGCCGCATCTCAAGGTCCAGTGCGATCCCCTCGTACGTCTTACCTGTACCAGGGTCGTTCGCAATCAGACGTGACTTGACCTTCTTGAGCTTGTCAACGTCCTCTTGCTGGAACTTGAAGAGACTGATCCTGTTAGCCACTGTACTGACACTCCGATGAGCGAACGAATCTCGGCGGACCTTCACCCTCACTTGCCAGCTGGATGATCATCTCGAAAGGGGCCTCGCGGTCGTCTCGAACGATCTTTCCCTTGGTACGATGGTCTGCGTCGTAGTGAAAGATGACCTCGACTTCCTTCCCGATGAGGCCAGACTGCTTGGGAAACTTGTCGTGTGTGATGTTCGGGTGGTTACCCATCAGCTACTCCCGTTCAGAAGTGGTTGGTCCTTCAGCGTCTGACCTGTTCTTGAGCAGTTCCACAGAACGTGCCAGACTCCGCTTCGCTTCTCGTACGTAAGCTTCAGCAACCTCGATCGGTATCCATGACGCGTGTTGCACGGCGGACACCAAAGCCCCAACTCCGGCTGTGTCGCCTTGCTTGTTCGAGGTCGCCATGTCTCTCCGATGTGCTTCAGTCGCCTACGGTACTTCTTCCCCAGACCCGAGATGGGTGTCAGTTCGCTCAACGACCCATCACCCTGTCTGCCAGGTCTCGAACGAGCTCGCGACGATACTGGTCACGAGTCATCCCTACCATGTGCTGGAAGATTTCGTCCGACTCTTCTTGGTCGGTGATCGTCCGTTCGTCGACGACGACGTGGACGTAGCTCCTCATGTCGTAGCAGTCCGACTTGTTGATGTGAACGTGCGTGCGCCATTGTCCTGCACACTCGTCGATCAGTCGAACTTCGACAGTGCGATCGTTCTTGGCCACAGCACCATAGATCGGATGACCCACGAGCACGGGTGCGAGACGGTCTCCGATCCGAAGGTCCTCAACCAGGATCTTCCGGACGAAGAGGATCTTCTTGCTACCCTTCGCCTTCTTGGAAGCCCTGCTCGACCGCTTAATCGGTGCTGATGTGCTCACTGTGAATCCCCTTCTTGAAGTACTGATCGGACTTGTCGATGTCGATGACACTTCGGCCACACAGACATTGTTCCTTGTCGATGTGGCCTTCCCTGATGTGGTAGTACACAAGCTGTGGGCTAATGCCTCTTAGCTTACCGTACTCCCTTGGGGAAAGCTTGGTAGCACCTTCGAGCTCATGCAGACGCATCTGATCGAACAGCTCGTCGGTGTTCTGAATCTCTTCAGCCATGAAGACTCCTTCCGAGTCCTGAGAGGGCTACTTTCGAACTACGCTTACCTTCCGGCGAAGTCCGTCGATAGTTTCGTACGATGTTGCATCTCGCCACTTACGTCCTGCGTAACCACTTGTGTGAACGAAGTAGCCAAGATCGAGGAACGGAACGAGCTGACCACCGCGCATGAGTGCCTTCAAGTAGTTGTCCACTCGAATGCAGACGTCGCAGCTGTCAGTGTTGACTCGATAGCCGAACTTGTGCTTCTTGTGTCCAACGTTGAAGTTGTCGAAGTAAGACTGAAGCGCGTCCAGCTTCTTGTAGGTGCTGAGTCCCTTCAGAGACTTCCGGAACTCCTGCCACTCGTCGTCACTGACTGCGGACTTGATCTGTTCTCGAGTTGCCACGCTCTGCTCCTCTCTTATACATCAAGTATATTGCAGACCTCGTTGACCTTGCAAGGGGTACATCGCGGTGCTTTTGAGATGTGCTCAGGTCGATGTAGACCATAGGTTAGACGTTAGAGACCTAGGCTTAGACGAGTTAACCCTATCACAGCAAGGTCTTTGTGTTGTCGTAGGTCTAACTCAAGTCTCTTCGGTTCTCAGGTAGCGCACCGACCACAGGTTGGATAGGAGGGATGTAGCTGATGCCGACACGAGTCAGGTCTGCCTGCTCGTCGTACTCAACGGTCACAGGCCAGACAGGTTCGCCGATGGTGGTGGGTCCGAACGGAAAGCCTGTGGCCTCACGCTCGATGATCCCCTTGCGAACGTCACCCTTGTAGTTGAGGTAGTTGGTCGGCTCGCGAATGTCGAGACCAGCTTCGTAGGCCTCTTGGACGACGACTTTGAGGTGCCTACTCTTCCGTTTGTGATTCGTCATCGCCGTCCTCCTCTTCCCACTCCTCGGTACGTTCCTCGATGTGCAGGCGCTCTGCGACATCGTCGGTCAGCAAGTCGAGTGCGTCGCTTGCCCTCATGGCGTCTGGGTAGCGCCCTCTCGTGTGCGAGTGCACCCTCAACTGCAAGGGCACATCGTCGTTGTACCGAAGTACAGCGTAGTCGTTTGTCACCGTCACCATGACATCCTCCTCAGGACCTCTTCACTCAGTTGGTCGATCTTACCTTGGACAGTCTTCAGTTCCTCGTCAGGGGCATCTGTCTCAACCAAGATGCCCCTTTCGGTAGCCGTCTGGATGAGGTTCTCGACGAGGATCCCAGAGCCCATCCCTTGAACGTCAAGCATGACTACCCACGAGGGTTCCTGACTTCGCCACCAGGACGCGTCTCGGCAGCCAGCTGTGCCTCCATGGCTTCCTGAACACGCGTCTCGGACTCGGGGGAGAGCTTCGGGTACTGCTTCGGTCCGACCTGCGAGTACGCTTCCGGAATGGATCCGTCCTCGTTGACCTGAATGATCCAGGCGGTGTTGAACCAAGGACAGAGTTCCGTCTCGCAGTACACGAGGTGTTGTTCGACCGTCCTTCGACCCTTGCGGACTGTGGTCTTCTTGCGAACACTGCCCGGCTTCTCACACTTCGGACACCTGGTCGCCTCTTCGTAGGTGGTACTCATTACTCCTCCTCCACGCCGAAGTGTTCGGCCATTGCGAGCTTGATGTGATGCACGTCTCTTTCCACCTTGGAAACGAGATCGGAGAGGTCGTTGATCTGCTCCTGCATGATGTCGAACTTGGAAGCAGGTCGTTCCTTGCTCTCGTGTGCCTTGAAGAACGCTTCCTCGGTGGGCTGGTAGATCAGCTCCCACTGACTCGGAGCTGTCCCGCCGCCCCTCTTGAGCTGCCGGATGCACCCCATTCGCATCAGCTGTTTGCGAACCGAGGTGTAGTAGGGCACGCTCAGGTTGAGTTGCGCCGTGATGAGTTGCGTCAGGAAGCCCTCGTAGACGATCTGGCCGGACTCATGAGGTTGTGCCTGTGCAAGCATGGCCTCGTAAGTCCTGACACAATGATCGAAGAGGGCAGGCGGCGCCGACTCTTCACTCGGTGCGGTCGTCGTCATGGTCTAGTCCTTGGGTGATCTCTCGCCTGATGTTGCTCAGGGTCTGAATGTTGTTCTGATGGATTGCCATCGTGTCGGTGAAGACTTCCAAGTCATCGATCGAGTGGTCCTCGATCATCCGATCCTTGGCCTCTTCCATGGCTTCCAGCTGCATGCTGAGGACGTCCTTCAGAAGGATTGCGCCCCTCTCATCGAGTTGTAGCTCCACCGAGTCCCTCTTCCAGTTCCACACGGTTGACATAGTATCAAATGGTGGCTAGAAGTCGGGCCGCCGAGCTAACACACGAGCCAAGTGTGACTGGACTTGGCTAGCACTCGACGACCCGACCTCTAGAGGGAGCCTCTTCGTTCTAGGTAGTCCGCCCTATGTGAGCGGGTCTGTACTTGAAGAGGCTCCCCGTCTGGAGGGGTTACTCGGCCTCGACGACCGGCTCCGAGCTGGCCTCGGCCTCCGGCTGGTTGGC